AAAGAAGTGGTAAAAAATCTGATCAGTATTGGGAGGAGTTTGATTACCCCAAAGAATTAAGAAAAATATCTACAGTATTTCAATGGAACGAATATCCAACAACTTTCAAAAACAAATATGTAGATTATATAGAAGAAGAATTTAACAGAAGAGATAATGGTTTTTGGTTTAAGAACAGAGGCTTGGATACTTATATTACTGGTTCTCATTACATGTACTTGCAGTGGACTAAAATTGACGTTGGGAAGCCAGAATACCGTGAAGCCAATAGAATTTTCTTTATTTTCTGGGAAGCTTGTAAGGCAGACTCAAGATCTTATGGTATGTGCTATCTTAAAAACAGACGCTCAGGGTTTAGTTACATGTCTTCAGCAGAGACCGTGCATCAAGCCACAATTAGTTCTGACTCACGGTACGGATTGTTGTCCAAATCTGGAGCGGATGCAAAAAATATGTTCACAGATAAAATTGTCCCAATATCTAACAACTACCCCTTCTTCTTTAAACCCATCCAGGATGGAATGGACAAACCAAAATCGGAACTTGCTTACAGGGTTCCAGCATCCAAACTTACTAGAAAAAACATTGAGCAACACGACAGGGAATACCTTACAGGTCTCGATACCACTATTGACTGGAAAAACACAGGAGACAACTCATATGATGGTCAAAAGTTGCAACTACTAGTTCATGACGAATCAGGTAAGTGGGAAAAACCAGACAACATATTGAATAACTGGCGTGTAACAAAAACTTGTTTACGTCTAGGGAGAAGGATAGTTGGTAAATGCATGATGGGTTCTACCGTAAATGCTAGAGATAAAGGTGGTGAGAATTTTAAACAACTATATGATGATTCCAATGTAGCAGAACGTAATGCAAACGGTCAAACCAAAAGTGGCTTGTATAGTTTGTTTATACCTATGGAATGGAATATGGAAGGGTTTATGGATATACATGGACACCCTGTATTTAATACACCAGAAAAAGCTGTCAAAGATATTGGAGGAGATTATATATTTCAAGGCGTTTTAGACTATTGGTCGAATGAAGCTGATGCTTTAAAAAATGATCCAGATGCTCTAAATGAATTTTATAGACAGTTTCCTAGAACAGAAAATCATGCTTTTAGAGATGAAGCACAAAATAGTCTATTTAATCTTACAAGGATATACGATCAAATAGATCACAATGACACCTTAGAAGGACAGAGGGTTGTGCAACGTGGAAGATTTTCATGGAAGAACGGAAAAAAAGATACAGAAGTAATATGGACACCAGACAATAGAGGACCTTTTTATGTAACCTGGATACCGCCTAGAGATCTAAGAAATAACGTAAAAAAAGTAAACGGTTTGTTTTCTCCTGGCAATTCACATATAGGAGCGTTTGGTTGTGATTCATATGATATATCTGGTACTGTTGGCGGAGGTGGATCTAAAGGAGCTCTTCATGGTATAACTAAAGTTAACTTTGATGGTCCATCAAATGTTTTCTTTTTAGAATATATATCAAGACCACAAACAGCAGAGTTGTTTTTTGAAGATGTATTAATGGCATTACGTTTTTATGGTATGCCTATATTGGTAGAAAACAACAAACCTAGATTATTATATTACTTAAAAAACAGAGGATACAGAAAGTTTTCTGTTTCAAGACCAGATAAAAATAAATATGATTTATCGAAAGCTGAAAGAGAGTTAGGAGGTATACCTTCTTCTCCTTCAGTCATTTCTATACATGCTGAGGCTATAGAGTCTTATATAAATGAGTGTGTAGGTTATCATGATGAGGGACCAGGACAAATGTTTTTTACAAGGACATTATTAGACTGGGCAAACTATGATATACACAAGAGAACAAAGTTTGATGCAACAGTAAGTTCTGGACTGGCTATAATGGCTACACAGCGTTACGTTGTCAAACCACCAAAAAAGAGTAACGAAATAAACATTACCTTTGCAAGGTATAATAACTCAGGATTAACTAGTTCTATTTTAAAGAGCTAGAAGTATTGCTATGATGAACGGAAACTACAAGAAAGGAGCCATAGGATTGCCAAATACCTTAGCTAGTGATGGTGAAAAAGCATCAGAAGAATATGGGCTAAGAGTAGGAAGAGCAATAGAAGAAGAATGGTTTAGAAAAGATACAGGATCATCAAGATTTATAAATAACCGAGACACTTACCATAGATTAAGACAATACTCTTTAGGAGAACAATCTGTACAAAAATATAAAAACGAGTTAGCAATAAATGGCGACATATCTTACCTTAACCTGGATTGGACACCTGTCCCTATTATACCAAAATTTGTAGATGTTGTAGTTAATGGAATGTCTGACAGATTATACGACATCAAAGTAGATGCTATTGATCCTGTTTCATCTAATAAAAAAGCAGTTTACAAAAATCGTGTGCAAACACAAATGAGGAACAGAGAAGACTTCCAGGAGATGGAAGAGATCTTAGGTTCAAAAATGTTTTCTGAAAACACCGACAATTTACCTGAATCATCAGATGAGTTAGATCTGCATATGATTACAGAATATAAAGACGATATAGAAATAGCTAACGAAAAGTCTATAGAGTCTGTATTAAAAACAAACAACTACGAACACATTAAAAAAAGAGTTGATTATGATCAAGTAACTTTAGGAATATCAGCAGTCAAACATTCATTCAATAGAAATGAAGGCGTAAAAGTTGAATACGTTGATCCAGCTAATATGATTTGGAGTCCAACAGAAGATCCTAAGTTTGGAGATTGTTATTACTTTGGAGAGGTAAAAAACGTAAACATAACAGAATTAAAAAAAATAGATCCATCTCTTACTCAATCAGAACTAGAAGAAATAGCTAAAATGTCATCAAAGGCTGACGTTTATCCAGGTGTTAGCGGAGGTTATAATACTGATAGTTTTGATAAAAATACCGCAACACTACTTTATTTCTGCTATAAGACTGATAAGAATATCGTATATAAAAAGAAAAAAAACTCATTCGGTACAGATAAAGTTTTACAGAAAGACGATTCTTTTAATCCGCCTAAAACAGAACAAGCAAGATTTGAAAAACTTTCTAAAAAAATTGACGTATGGTACGAAGGTGTACTTGTTCTAAACACAAATTATCTGCTGAAATGGGAGATGATGAAAAATATGGTAAGACCAAAGTCAGCAGTTCAAAAAGTATACGCACCGTATATTGTAAGTGCTCCAAAAATGTACAGAGGAAGAGTTGACTCTTTGGTAAAAAGAATGATACCCTTTGCTGATCAAATTCAGCTTACACATTTAAAACTACAACAGGTTACATCTAAAATGATTCCTGATGGTGTGTACCTCGACATAGATGGTTTGTCTTCTATAAATCTAGGCAATGGAAATACATACAATCCACAAGAAGCTCTGAACTTATTTTTCCAAACAGGATCTGTTATTGGAAGAAGCATGACTGAAGAAGGTGAGTTTAATCATGGTAAAATACCAGTACAAGAACTTACGTCTAGTGGTGCTAATAGTAAAATATCTAGCTTAGTAAGTGTATATAATTACAATTTAGAAATGATTAGGTCTGTAACAGGTCTTAATGAAGCTAGAGATGGTAGTACTCCAGACTCTAAAAGTTTAGTTGGCGTACAAAAATTAGCTGCATTGAATTCTAACACAGCAACAAGACATGTATTACAATCAGGAGTATTTACAACACAAAGATTAGCTGAATGTGTTTCATATAGAATATCTGATATATTAGAATATTCAGACTTTACAGAAGACTTTATAAAGTCTGTTGGTAAATATAGCGTAGAGCTAATGCAAGAAATAAAAGATTTACACTTGCATGACTTCGGTATATTTATTGAATTACATCCAGATGAAGAAGAAAAACAAATATTAGAATCGAATATACAGGCATCACTTAGCCAAGGTAAAATTGATATTGATGATGCTATAGATGTAAGAAATGTAAAGAATGTTAAAATTGCATCACAATTACTAAAAGTAAGAAAGAAAAGAAAAGAGAAAAAAGATCAGCAGAGACAACAAGAAAATATGGCTGTCCAGGCTGAAGCACAAAATCAAGCATCAATGGCACTAGAAGCCAAGAAACAAGAAGGAGATGCTAGACGTTTACAATTAGAAGCACAGCTTCTACAAATGAAAAATGAATTTGAATTAGCTCGTATGGATAAAGAAGCTCAATATAAAATTATGCTTCTTGAAAAACAAGGCGAGGTCAATAATAGAAAACAAAGTATTGATCTAGCAACACAAATGACTAAAGAAAATTTTAGAGAAGACAGAAAAGATAAGCGGACTGAAAAACAAGCAAGTCAGCAATCTAAGATGATTCAGCAAAGACAACAGGACTTAGATCCTATTGATTTTGATGGACAAGATGCTCTAGGTTCAGGAAAACAGGGACTTATGGGCTCGTAAAGGTTTTGTACCTTTGTAACAAATTTAATTAAATAAAATAAAATGGCAGAAGAAAACGATTTAGGTTGGAAGTTCACGCCTCTTGACGAAAATGGAGAACCAGTTAAGAAGGAAGAAGAACCAGCAAAAGAGGAGACGACTACAGAAGTAGATGCTTCTCAAGAAAAAAAGGAGGAAACTCCAGAAGTAAAAGAGAAGGAAGAAGTAGAACCAGGGACATCTAGAACTGGAACTGTGAATCCTGAAGATGAGAATATTGCTCAAGTTGAATCACAAGAACCTGAAAAGGATAGTGAGCCAAATGTTGAAGTTTCGACAGAGGAAGTAAAAGAGCAACAAAAAGAAATAGACGAACAACAAGTTCTTGCATATCTAAAAAATAGGCATCAAAAAGAATTTAGTTCGTTGGAAGATGTTCTTTCAAATATTGAAAAACCGCAGTCTCAGGAATTATCTGAAGACATCCAGACGTACTTAAAGTTTAGGGAAGAAACTGGAAGGTCTATGCAGGATTTTATTCTTGCACAAAGAGACGTTTCTGCTCTTGATGATTCTGCTGCTTTATTCGAGTTCTACAAAGAAACGAAGCCACATTTATCTGCTGATGATATTAATTATTTAATTACAGAGAATTTTGGTTACGATGAAGAAGTTGATGAAGAGCGAGATATCAAAAAGAAAAAGATTGCGTACAAAGATGAGGTATATAAAGCAAAACAACATCTTACGGATCTTGCTAACAAATACAAGGTTCCGCTTGAGTCAAGTGGTAAGCCTTTGGAGGCAGATGCAAAAGAAGCTGTTGAGTTTTATGCCAAATATAAGGAGGATGCTAGTAATCAAGAAAAGCAATCTAAGCAACTTCAGGAAGTATTCAGACAGAAAACAGACAAACTATTTTCTGACGAATTCAAAGGTTTTGAATTTAATGTTGGAAAAAAGAAATTAATGTTTAAGTTGTCTAGTCCTAATGAAGTGAAACAATCTCAGTCAGACATCAATAAGATGTTATCGAGATTTACTGATAAAGATTCTGGAGCTTTGAATGATGCATATCTATTTCATAAATCTGCGTTTGCTATGACAAACCCAGACCTTATAGCTAAACTTGCTTACGAGCAAGGTATAGCCGATGCAACTAATAACATCGTTAAGGAGACAAAAAATTTAGATATGACAGTCAGGACTAATAAAGTAGAAGGTGAATCAGGCACAAGGTTTAAAGTATTAGATAGCGAAGGCGATTTTTCTGGTGGACTCAAAATTCGTAAAAAATAAAACTATTTAAAAACTTTAAAAATTTTACAAAATGGCTGTAACTATGACTGGAGTAGGTGGTGCGTTAACTCCCTCTCCAACGAAGTCGACATTATCGACTAACTATTTAGGATCAAGTATTGAGTTTACTTCTCAGTACTTACCAGAAGTATACGAAGCTGAATTTGAAAAGTATGGTAACAGAACTGTTTCTTCTTTTCTAAGACAGCTAGGTGCAGAAATGCCTTTTGCTTCTGATGTTATTCAATGGGCTGAACAAGGAAGATTACACTTGGCGGTAACTGCTGCAACTCGTGCTTCAGATGTTATTTCAAGTGCTGGTCACCCTTTCAGACTAAACCAAACTGTTGTTATTATCGATGGCGATGGTGATACTGATAAAGCTATCATCACTGACGTTGATGCAGGAGGTACTGAATTTACTGTTGCTTCTTACTCAGGAGCTAACTTAAATGCGAATCTTGCAAACAGTGGACTAAAAGTTTTTGCATTCGGTTCTGAATTTAAAAAAGGAACTAATGGAATGACTGGATCTCTAGAAGCTCCAAAAGACATCCTTACAAATAGCCCAATTATCATTAAAGATAAGTATGAGGTTAATGGATCAGACATGGCACAAATCGGATGGATTGAAGTGACTACTGAAAAAGGAACTACTGGATATCTATGGTATCTAAAATCTGAGCATGAAACAAGACTAAGATTTGAAGACTATATGGAACTTTCTCTTGTAGAAGGTAGACCTGCTGCTTCATCTTCTGGTGCTGATACTGCTGGGTACAAAGGTACTAAAGGTCTTTTCTATGAATTAGAGAACAGAGGCAACATTGCTACTGGAACTATTGATTCTAGAGATGATATTGAAGAGATTATTAAAATCTTAGACAAAGAAGGAGCTATTCAAGAAAATGCTCTTTTCGTAAACAGAACTAAATCTTTTGAGATTGACACAGTACTAGCTGCACAAAATAATAGCGGTGCTTCTACAAGCTCTTACGGTTTGTTTGACAACGATGAAGACATGGCGTTGAATCTTGGATTTAAAGGATTTAACCTTGGATATGACTTCTATAAAACTGATTGGAAATACTTAAATGATCCAACTACTGGTGGTCTTACCTCTGCTGTTGATGGAGTTTTAGTTCCTGCTGGAACTACTTCTATCTACGATCAAGTAATGGGTAGAAACGCCACACGTCCTTTCCTACACGTTAAGTTTAGAAAGAACGAAGCTGAAGATCGTAAGTATAAGTCTTGGGTTGTAGGATCTGCTGGACCATCTGGAATGTCTAGTGATCTTGATGCAATGCAAGTACACTTCTTATCAGAAAGAGCACTTTGCGTACATGGAGCGAACAACTTCATTTTGATGCAGTAATCTTAATCAGGGGGATGGGATTCTGTCCCCCTTTTTTTTAATCTAATAAAATATAATAAAATGGCAACTACTAAAACACGAGCTACCAGCTCTAAATGGGAAATAAAAGATCGTACCTACATTCTTCTCTTAGATGGTACGCCAGTAAATTACTTACTGAACACAAAGCATAGTCGAAACAAACCACTACAATATTTTGATGGGAAAAGACAACGTGCACTAAGATATGCAACTAATCAAAGTTCTGTATTTGTAGATGAACAGGAAGGAGATGTAATCATCGGTAGAATAAATTTCGAAGATGGTAAATTGTTAGTAAAAAAAGAAGACGTTTTACTACAGCAATTTCTAAGCATATATCATCCATCTTTAGGTAAAACATATACAGAGTTTGATCCTGATAAAGATGCAGGAAAAGACTTAGATCAAATGACAGATGTTCTTGATGCTATGAATATGGTAAAAGAAATGGAAATAGAAGACTTAGAAGCAATAGCTAGAAGTGTTTTTAAATCACAAGTTTCACATATGAAATCTAATGAGATTAAAAGAGACATGATGATTTGGGCACAACAAAATCCTATGGAGTTTAAAGAACTAGCTAACGACTCTGATTTAAAACTAAGGAACTTAGCTATTAGATCGGTTGAAATGGGTATACTGAAATTAGATGACAACAATAGAACATTCTATTGGACTGGTAAGAAAAAGGAAAAGCTAATTACAGTTCCTTTTGGTGAAAACCCATATAGTTCATTAGCAAAGTTTTTTAAGACTGACGAAGGTCTTGATGCTATCCAAGCTATTCAGACTAAGTTGTAATACAAATAAAAACTAAGACCTAGAAGGGGAGGCAAAAAAACGCCTTCCCTTTTTTTGTACCTTTGGCGTATGATAAATCACGTTAGAAATACAGTACTATCAGTCTTAAATAAAGAGAACAGAGGTTTCTTGACTCCTGCTGAATTTAACAATTATGCAAAACACGCACAGGACCTCGTATTCAAAAGATATTTTGACGAATATAACAAGCTATCAAGCCAAACTAGAACAGGGCGTGGAGGCGATGTATATGCTGATAGGGAGGCTATTCTAAGACAGAATATTGAAAGATTAGTTAAGACAACATCTGTAGCACAAGGTGGAGGAGTTTATGCGTTTCCTGTAGATTTATATCACTTAATATCTATAAGAAACGGAGATGTAGATATAGAAGAAGTAGAAAAGAGACATGAGAAGTTTCTTATGAATTCTAAAACGCTTGTTCCTTTACCTGTTCCAAGATTTAAAGTTAAAATTTGAGGTTTTTCTTTCAATAAATAATTTAAGGCTGACAAATGTCCCTCAGCCAAGTCAACCACATGAATATAATCCCTAATAGCTGTTCCATCAGGAGTTGGCCAATCAGAACCAAAAATTTTTATCTCTTTTAGCCTTCCTATTGCGACCTGGGTTATTCTTGGATAAATATTATTGGGATTGTCTAGTGGATCTTCTCCTATAAGGGCAGAT